CCTGTGCGCTCGGCAGCGACCGATCGAGGATGGTCGCCGCGTGGTGCTCGGGTTCGACGGTAGCTACCGGGGCGACACCACGGCCTTGGTCGCCGTGGAGGTTTCCGACAAGCCTCACGTGGTTGTCGCCGGTTTGTGGGAGAAGCCGGAGACGGCGGCCCAAGATTGGGCGGTTCCGGTACTTGAGGTCGAGCAGTCCATCCGGAACGCCTGTCAGCGTTGGAACGTCATCGAGATCGCCTGCGACCCCTACCGCTGGGCGCGCAGCTACCAGATCCTCGAAGCCGAGGGTCTGCCGGTCGTGGAGTTCCCGCAGAGTCCGGCCCGCATGGTGCCAGCGACGCAGCGGTTCCATGAGGCCGTCACCAACCTCGCCATCACCCACGACGGCGACCCACGACTGGCCCGACACATTGCCAACTGCGTGCTCAAGGTCGACCAGCGGGGAAGCCGGCTCAGCAAGGAGTCGAAGGGGTCGGCTCGTCGCATCGACCTTGCCGTGGCCGCCGTGATGGCTGCGGACCGTGCCGCGTACTGGGCCGGTACCGGATACGACCTGTTGGACAGCGTCCTCTAAATCAACTCCCCATGGAGGTAACCCGCGTGGGTCTGCGCAGCCTCCTGGGCATCGAGAAGAAGACCGCCCCGATCGACGGGCAGCGATCGACTTCCCGTTCGACATCGGCCCACCCGCCTGGGGCGGCAGTGTCGGTGCGAGCGATGCTCTCAGCTTGGCGCCGGTCTATGCGTCGGTGCGGTTGCTGGCCGACTCCGTGGCGTCGCTCCCGCTGCATGTGTACCGCAAGAACCCCGATGGCACTCGGGTCCGCGTCATGGGGCCGAACCTGTTTGACGACCCATCCCCCGGCGGCGGCACGGTCTATGACTGGCTCTACAGCTGCATGACGTCGCTGGCGCTACAAGGCAACGCCTATGGCTACAAGACCGGCTTCGACGGCTACGGGTTCCCGACCGGCATCGAGTGGCTGCCCGCCGATCGGGTCGAGGTCCGCGACGAGCGGGTGCTGCCGACCGCCAGCGCCAGGTACTTCCTGGATGGTCGTGAGATCGAGAAGGACCGCCTGCTGCACGTGCGGGCGTTCACTCAGCCGGGCATGGCCAAGGGTCTCTCGCCACTGTCGCTGTTTACCACGTTGATCGGCAGCGGCCTGGAGACCTGGCGCTACGGCAACGACTGGTTCGCAGCTGGCGGTTTCCCTCCCGGCACCTTCAAGAACACTGCCCGGACAGTCGACCCGGTGCAGGCGGATCAGGTCAGGGCGAGACTGGTCTCGTCGATGCGGCGTCGCCAGCCATTGGTCTTCGGTGCGGACTGGGACTACAACCCGATCATGGTCCCGCCGAACGAGGCCCAGTTCATTCAGTCGCTCAAGCTCAACGCGACCCAGATCGCTGCGATCTACGGCATCCCACCGGAGCGGGTCGGTGGCGAGCGTGGCAACTCGCTGACCTATAGCACCCAGGAGCAGGAAGAGATTAGCTTCCTGAACACGACCTTGCGACCCTGGTTGGTCCGGCTGGAGGCGGCGTTCTTCGGACTGCTACCAGAGCGGCGCTACGTCCGCTTCAACGTCGACTCGATGCTGCGTACCGACCTCAAGACGCGGCACGAGGTCTACTGGATCGACCGTCTGATCGGGCTGCACAACCTTGACGAGATTCGGGAGCTAGAAGACCTCCCGCCGCTGCCGGACGGGCAAGGCCAGCAGTGGATCGACTTCACCGTGCCAGGGCCGGGGCCGGACGAGAACCCATCCGCAACAGAACCCACCCCAGCGAAAGTCAATCCGCTGCGTTCGGTGCGCACCACCGGACGAACCCAATAGAGGAGCAACAACCATGGCTGGTTCGGCCGAGCGCCGGTTCACATCCGTCCCGGTCGAGAGCCGGGCCAGTGGGAAGAAGATCGGTGGCTATGCCGCCAAGTTCATGAAGACGTCGCGCAATCTCGGCGGGTTCATCGAGGTCATCGACCCACGGTTCTTCAACAAGTCGCGCGGCGATGGCTGGCCCGACGTGATGGCCCGCTACAACCATGACGACAACATGCTTCTCGGCACGACCGGTGGCGGGACTCTGTCGCTGCGGATCGACGACATCGGCCTGGACTACGAGGTCACCCTGCCGTCCACCCGTGGTGACATCGCAGAGTTGGTGGCACGCGGCGACGTGCGCAAGTCCAGCTTCGCGTTCCGCACCTTCGAGGACGACTGGTCGCTGTCCGACCAAGGCTTCCCGATGCGCACCCTGCTGGACGGCCAGCTGGTGGACGTCGCGCCGGTCAACACCCCGGCCTACAACGACACCAGCACCGGCGTCCGGTCGCTGGACGTCTCAGTGGCTCTGCGGTCCTTCGCGGAGAAGTTCGAGGCCGACGTGACCGACGTGGCGTCGCTTGCCGCACAGGATGAGTTGCGCAAGTTCCTCGTGCGCACCGACAACGCGGGCAAGCCTGCGTCGAAGCCCAAGCTGTTCGCCCCCGCTGCCGCCGCCCAGCTGATGGCTCGGCGCAGCGACCCATGGGTCGGCAAGTAAGACCCTCGCTGACGCCACTGTCATTCGGCTGTCGTCCAACGGCAGGACAGTGGTCTCTGATGCCACCGATGAAGGTTCGAATCCTTCCGGCCGAGCACAACCCATAAGTCGAACGGCTCACGCAGGCAGCGCGCCACGCACCTGTGCCGGTTCGTAGGAGCACCACCAGCAGGGGCAGCGCGACACGCACCCCGCAGTCATCCATCAACCGCTCAACCCCAGGAAGGGGTACTCAGCCATGTCTGAGATTGCAAAGCGGCTGCGGGATCGTCGGCTCAACGTGTGGAATGAAGCGCGCGAGCTGGCCGACACTGCGGCCGAGGAGAACCGGCAGTTCGCTGCCGAGGAGCAGGGCAAGTGGGACGCACTCAACGCCGAGCTCGACGCGCTCGACGCGCGGATCGGCGCTGTGCTGGACCAGGAGAAGCGCGCCAAGGACGCCGACGCTGCGTTCGACAGCCTGATGGGCAAGGCCAAGACCGGTCCGGCTGGCTCCGGCGCGAATACCAAGGCCGACGAGATTCGCCAGTTCCTCATGGGCGAGGGCAAGCGGACCTATGACGTGACTCCCGATGGTCCGGTCGACCTGCGTGTCATCAACAGCAAGCTGACCGCTGCTGCTGGTGCCAACACCGTGCCGACCAGCTTCTATGAGCGACTGGTGGCCCACCTGATTGAGACCTCCGCGGTGCTCCAGGCGGACCCGACCGTGCTGAGCACCAGCTCGGGCGAGTCGATCCAGGTGCCCAAGACCACCGCGCACTCCACCGCCGCGATCGTGGCGGAAACCGGCACCATCACCAACTCGGAGCCGACGTTCGGTCAGATCACGCTGGGTGCGTACAAGTACGGCACGCTCATCCAGGTCTCGCGTGAACTGTTGTCCGACACTGGCGTCGACCTGGAGGGCTACCTGGCCATGCAGGCCGGTCGCGCGCTGGGCAACGCCTTCGGGACCCACATGGTGACTGGCACCGGCACTTCGCAGCCGCGCGGCATCGTCACTGACGCCACGGTCGGCGTGACCGGTAGCACCGGCGTGACCGGCGCCTTCACCGCTGACAACCTGATCGACCTCCAGTTCAGCGTCATCGCGCCCTACCGCGCGAGCCGCAGCTGCTACTGGATCGTGAAGGACAGCACCCTGGCGGCGATCCGGAAGCTCAAGGACACGACCAACCAGTACCTCTGGCAGCCCTCGCTCCAGATGGGCGTGCCGGACATGCTGCTGGGCAAGCCGATCGTCACCGACCCGAACGTCGCCGCCCCGGCGCTGTCCGCCAAGTCGGTCGTCTTCGGCGACATCTCGCAGTACTTCGTGCGGATGGCCCAGGGGATTCGGTTCGAGCGCAGTGAGGACTTCGCGTTCAGCACCGACCTGATCACCTTCCGGGCGCTGCTGCGCGCGGATGCTGCCCTGGTTGACCTGACCGGAGCGGTCAAGGTCTTCGCGGGTGCCGCTACCTGATCCACCCAACGTTCCTGGGATGCGTCGTCAATCGCGGCGGCGCATCCCAGGACGCCACATCACGCGAGGAGTTCCCTGCATGCGCGTTCGCATGAAGTCGTTCATCTCCGGCACCCGCGACGGTGTCGACTGGCCCGGCCCGGGCGAGGAGCTGGACGTGCCCGACGCCGAGGCCGTCGAGTTGCTCAACGCCGGACTGGCCGAGGCGGCACCCGAGAAGTCGGACGTCGAGACCGCTGATGTCGAAACCACCCCGAAGCGGCGCGGACGCGCCTGACCATTATCCCGAGGAGCCCTTGCAATGCGTGAACCAGCCCTGGCCAACGACGGGCTCACCCTCGCAACCACTACCGCCCTTGGCGAGCGGGCGAATTGGCATGCCAGCTTGGAGATCCGCAGGTTCGCTAACGACGCCGCCTACGCTGCCGACCAGCCGTACGAAACGTCGGTCGCGGACGGGAACCTGGTCACAACCGCTGGTTGGGGACGCATCACCACCTTGGTCAATGCGGGCACGGGGAACCTGATCGCCTCGACCACCGCACGGGTTGGTGCTGGCAACGGCTCCACGGCGGCAGCAGTGGGCGACACGGACCTGTCCGCAGCTGCCGGTTCGTCCAACCGGTGGTTCCAGACCTGCACCGTCACCGTCCCCTCAAGCAACGTCTTGCAGTTCGTCGCCGTGTTCGCCAGCGCCGACGGGAACTTCGCCTGGAATGAGTGGGGCATCGACATTGGCACCGCCACCGTCTCCAGCGCCGCGACCGTTAACGCAGTGCTGCTGAACCGCAAGGTCGCCTCCAATGGGACCAAGGCGTCCGGGCAGACCTGGACTGCGACCGCGACCATCACGTTCACCTGATCCTGACTCACCCCCCCCGATTTAAGCCGAACCCCCGCCTGACCCGAAGAAAGGCCGCGTGCCCCCATGCCCGGAATGGTCTGGACCTCGCTACTCAACAGTCCGCAGCCGACCGCTGCTGGCACGGCGCTGGCCAACAGCACCACCCTCACCGACATCAGCGTGGCGCCTCAGTTCACCCTGCCCGCAAACTTCCTGCAGGCCGGGTCGGCGCTGAAGTTCTCGGCGTGGGGCGTCCTGTCGACCACGGCCACGCCGACGATCCTGCTGGGGATCTACTACGGCGGCGTCGCTGGTGTGGCGCTGGCCGCGACAGTCGCAACCACTACCGGGTCCGGCGTGACGAACGTGCCGTGGCGGCTGGAGCTTGACACGGACGTGTGGACGACCGGCACGGCGGGTACCGCCAACTCGCAGGGGCTGTGGATGCTGGGCACGTCGGTGAGCGCTGCGACCGCGGCTCCGCTGCCACAAGTCGCGCAGACCACGGTGACGATCGACACAACGGCAGCGAAGACGCTGACTGTCGGGGCGCAGTGGAGTGCGGCGAGCGCATCGAACACGTGCACCCTGCGTGGGTTCAAGATCTGGTCTGACGGAATCTAAGGGTCGGGCATCTAGGTTGGGCGCGTATGCCGGGCAGCACCTACCCGCCTTCCTGAGGCGCAGTGGGCGGCTGCCGGTGACGGTCCCGTCGTTCATTGTCGGGGCTTCGTCGGACGGTCGATACTTCGTGGACCAGTCCGGTCAGCCGAGGTTGCTCGTCGGTGAGGATTCGTGGTGCATCCTCGCAAACGGCGGCGCGTGGAACTCGGATAACTACCAGGCGACATTCGACAGCTACTTCGCCCAGCGGGCCGCACAGGGGTACACCGCCTGTGAGGTCGTCTGGTGTAGCTTCCCAGCCGTCTCTCCCGGCCTAGTGAACACCGATGGCCGGGACTGGGACGGGGTCTGGCCGTTCGCTGGGAATATGGACCCGACGACAGCCGCGAACGCCACCTTCTGGGCGCGCCGCGACTACTTCATCGCCTCGGCGGCCCGGAATGGCATCACGGTCATCCTGAACACGACGACGACGATGTTAGGCAACGCCGGGACGGCGCAGACGACGTGGTCCACCGCGCAGTGGCAGGCGTTCGGGACGTTCCTCGGGAGTCGTTACAAGAACACACCGAACCTGATGTGGATCGTCGGGGACGACTACTTCGGTGACCAGGATGCCGAGCTGGGCGCGTGGCTGACGTCGCTGCGCGCGACCGGCGACACGCACCTAGCGTCGATCCAGCTCTACCAGGAGGGCACGTCCCGCCAGGACCTGTCCAGTCTGACAAAGGACCCGCTGGCGTGGTGCGTGCACGCCCAGTACGAGTGGGTCTACACCTACAACGTCACCTATGACGGGATCGAGCGGGCGCAGACCTACGTCCCGACCGGCTCGGACGACGTGCAGCACGTGGTCCCACCCGTATGGGGGGACGGGCACTACCTGAACTCAGGCGTCAGTGGGGGGCAGACCGACGAGCGGCTGGAACGCCAAATGGTCTGGTGGGCACTGTCCTCGGGTGCGGCGGGGATCTCAACTGGCGACGAGGCGGTCTGGACGTGGCCGTCGACGGCCGCTGCTGCGCTGACCGGGCACGTGTTCTATACCTGGCTGCCCAATATTGTCCGCACGTTCAGCGGGCTGACGGCATGGCATGAGTTGGCGCCAGATACGTCGAGTGCGCTGGTGACTGCCGGTCGGGGTACGCATGCGGCGGCGCTTACGTCCGGCGGCGGCGGCGGCTCCTACGGAGCCAATACGGACAACTACGTCACCGCCTCCCGCAGCCCGGACACCGGCTCCGGTTCATCGCTAGCTGTCATCTACTGCGGCTTAGCAATGAACATCACGATTGACGAGACGAAGATGAGGTCGGGCTACTCCGTGACGTGGGCCGACCCGGTGAGCGGCGCGACCTTCGCGGGGACGCCGGGGTCGACGTACAACTCGACGACGGCGCGGGGAAATAACAGTGCGGGTGATCCGGACTGGGTCCTGATACTTCGCGGCTGACGGGAGTCGACGGTGGCCGTCAGCTACGACAACTCCTCCAGCGCCTCCCGGGCAACAGCGGGTGCGTTGTCGTGGTCCCATACGGTCAGCACCTCCGGGTCCGCGCTGATCGTCTCCGTGGCGGTCTCCTCGGCGAACGATGCTGGCGAGACCGTTGCGGTGGTGCTCGATCCAAGCGGGTCGAACACGACTGTCCCGGCGCTGTCGGCCATCGTCCATTCGAACAACGACTTCCACGGCTTCCTGCAGATGTTCGGGATCGCGAACGTTGCGGCCGGGACGTACACGGTGCAGGTCACCGCGTCGGGTGGCGCCGGGTTCTCCGGCCTCGCTGGGCACGCGATCTCCGAGGCCGGGGCGCACAGCACGGCGCCGTTCGGCACGCCGTCCACCACGGCGGGTAACACCGCCTCGACGATCACCCTCAGCGGTACCGCCAGTAGTAGTCGGGCTGTCGGCGCTATCGCGCAGGGCGCTGCGATCACCGGCACCACCAGTGGCACGCAGCGCACGATCCAGAACAGTGTCGACGGGAACGCCGACGCGGCCGGTTCGTCGAGCCAGGCCGATCAGGCCTCCGATGGGTCCGACACGTTCACGTGGACCCCGGTCGACTGGTACGCGATCGTCGCGGTCGAGGTGCTGGCCGCCGGGACGACCACGGATTCTCCGTCTATGCGGATGCTGCCGCCTGCGGCGCTGTTCCGCACGCCGCTGCGCGCACCCACATCCAGGCCTTTCCAGTTGCTCGGTGGCACCGCGACTGCCGCGGCGGTCGGCCTAGATGACACTGCCGCGGCCGACGACCAGATGGGCCTCGCCCGGGTCGACGGCACCCAGGCCGCTTTCGAGCCATTCCCGCCATTCGCGGCGCCGTTCACTGACCCAACCGCGACCCCGTTCCAGTTGCGGGGCGATCGGTCCAGTGTCGCAAGCGCAAGCGTCACCCTGACCGAAACCGCTGCCGGTAACGACGCGCTAACGGTTGCAGTCGCGACCACCCTCGCTGACACCGCCACCGGTAACGACGCACTAACGGTTGCAGTCGCCACCGGCCTCACCGACACCGC